TTTCAACGTGATCCGACACCGTCCGAAAACCGAAAGAAACGCCGGTCACATCGCCATGCCTGACGTGCGCCCACGCGGTTCGACCGGCCTCCACGTCCAGATTGAACTTGCCGGTCCCAAGCGGCCCCTGGTCATCCTCGGCCAATGATAATGTTCTGCCGGCCAAGTCCCAGTGGTCCCAGAACAGGCGGATGCCCTTTGTGCCTTTGGCCGCTATCGTGTTGACAAACGCGCCGCGTGCAAACCGGGACTCATAGGCGTCCACCGTGGCCCATCGGGTGAGATACGCGGAAAAGATTCCCTCTTCCGCCGTGTCATCCACGGGAACGATCGCGGCCTCCCTGTATTCCAGATCCGCTCGTAATCCGGCGTCGTCTCTGCCGTCGTGTTTTTTGCTCATGGGGGGTCCTCTCTAATCCCTGATCTCAAATGACATTGAGCACCGGCAGTTGACACGGTCCGCCGGCGGCAGATACGGGTCCAGCGGATACCGGGGGCCGACGGCCTCCCCGAATTTCGGGGAAAATCGGCCGTCAATCTCCACTGTCTCGTCGTTGCGCTGGCGATGCTCAGTCCTCGCGCCGATGCCCGCGTGCCATGTCTTGTGAGTCGCGCCGCTGTATTTTGCGGCGGAATGCTGCCCGATGCTCCCGGCCGTGCCGGTCAGTGTGCGCGACAGGCGCAGGGCGCGGGACGGCTCGAAAATGCCCGCGTCGATTATCGTCTCTTGTATGGCGTTGACCCCGAGCCCCGCCTCTAATCCGGCGGATACTTTGGCGAGGATCTGCGTGATTGTCGTATCTTCGATGTGGGATTTTTCCGCTAAGAGAAACGCCTCATGGTCGAAATAATCCCGCATGACGGCATCCCAGCCGTCCGGGATCTCCGCCCGGTATTCGGGGCCGGGCTTCGGCAGGCTCAGCCCTCGGGCGGCGGCAGTTGTTCGGAGATCCCGAATAACTGCCAGCGGTCCCGCCTCCAGGGCCGTCTCCGTGTACATCTCCAGCAGCGCGGCCTCCCACTCCGGCCCGGACTCGCTCAGGGCATTCCTGACGGCCGTTTCCCTGTCCGTGCGGGCGATCCCATTGATTCGGGGCAGTGCGTCAAATACGGCGGACCTCTGGGCCTCCAGCAGGGCGATAAATCGCGCCATGTTGCGCTCTTCGGCGTCGCTCTCTGCCTCGGCCCTTCTCTCAGCCTTCGACAGGCTCAGGCGGCGGCCGTCCATATGTGGGCGGCCTGCCCGGCCCCGTGTATCCGGACCAGTCTCCGCGATATCCACAGGGGCCGGGCCGGCCGCGTTTGTGGGGAGGGGCTTGTCCCATCCCTCATATTCGTCAATTCCGAGCCCCAGGGCGCGATTGATCCGGTCAAACGGTACGCCCATGCGGGATAACATCTCCGCCGTTTTGGCCTGTTCCATCCGCGCCCGGCGGATGGCGGGTATGGCGGCAATATCCGGCGCGATGCGGGCATCCGGCGGTAATTCGGATTGCAGATTGTGTGTCAGCGTGTCCGCGATATCATCCAACAGGGGGATGATAGTCAATGTGTAGAGCATCAGCTCGGATGTGAGCAGATTGCTGTACGTCGCCATATCCGGGGATAGTAGGGCCAGCGGAACGCCGAAAATGGCGGCGATCTCATCCCGGTTGGCCTTGCGGGATTCGGTAAAATCCATCTCCGCCGGCGTCATGGCGACTCGCTCGTATTTGCCATTTGATCCGAGCACCACAAAACCGCGCTTTTTGCCGTATTTTTCCCGGATGCTTTCGGCGATTCCGTCCGCCTCGTCCAGATTGGCAAACGGACGGTCGAACGAAAAAACACCGTCAATCACGCCTCTGTTTTGTGACGTGCTGGCGTTAAACGCCCGCTGGGCGTTGTCCACATCCACAGATTTTGCGGCGGCCTGCAACGGCCCGATGCCGATCAGCGGATTATCCGGATCGGCCAGATATTTAAGATGGACAATTTCCTCTGGCGCGTATGTGGCCCGCTGGGCCGCGTCCAGGGCATAACCGGAGACCCACTCATCGATGGAGCGCGGGGCCACGGGCCGCAGGCGATCCGGGGCCACGGGCCACAGTTCGGCCGTTTTGCGCCCGGCCTGTGTCCGATACAGATACCCGTTGCCGCCCAGCAGCAGCCAGCACGTCAGCAGCTCCATGAGATCCTGCCGGGAGATATGCGGATTCGGCCGGCGCATCAGGTCGGCCAGGGCATGGCCGGGGACCTGCTCTTCATCTTTGCCCATGACAACCCACGGCGCGGATGCCGCGCCTTTGGCGATCATGCTGACGCAGCGGAAAACCCAGCCGTTACTCTTGATGCCCTCTTTTGTGGCGTTGCGAATGGAAAAATCAGACCACACCGGCTGCCCGGATGTGGCAAGATAAGCCGCGCCGACAGCCTGATTGCGGGTTTCCGGGGCCTCTGTTTTTTTGCGTCGAAACGGCCAGATCATGCGACTAACACCCCTCCGCCCTGCTGCAATAGCGACACGGCGCCCTCTAATGCATCCGGGCCGTCGTCGTTTATGTTTTTGTTTGTCAGATAAACCAGTTGCTCCACCAGTCTGTCCTGGTCGCTGTCTCCGCGCAGAAACCGCAAGGCCCCGCGCTCGGCGATGTATTGCAGTGTGCCGATGATGCGGGCCTCTTTGTTTGTTGTATGGGTCAGCGGCATCCACGGCAGATATCGCCCGGCCTCTCTGGCATAGCTGCGGATCGCCTCGTGTAAAAAATCCTGAAACATATTCTGCTCGATTCCCACGGACCGGGGCGCGAATTGATCCGACTGGCGGTAGCATTCGGCGAACATTTCTGCGACCGTTGCCCGCCTGATCCATGCTTTTCTTATAAAAAATTCCATTGTGAGCTTGTCCACGGATACGCAGATCACGGCTTTATAGTCCGCAGACTCCCCGGATTTTGCCGAGGGATCGACAAAAACGACCGTCTCCAGCGTGCGCCGGGCCAGCTCTTCCGGCTCGTAATTTTTTAAAATGTGTTCGGGGAACGGGCTGTCCTCATCCGTGCAAAGATTCCGCATCTCGGCGTTAAACGCCCGGCGGCCCATCAGATGCGCTTTCTTTTTCAGCCGATCCGCCGGCCAGAGATCCGGCCACAGGGGCCGCTGGTCGGGCTTTCCGTAATCCAGCCAGCAGTCGTATACCCGGCTCTCGTACAGGGCCGCGCCCGTCTCATCCCGTTCCGCGATCATCTGAGACAGCATGGAGCGGGGGTGAAACAGATTGCCCACCATCTGAAAGACAAACCCGTCGCCAAGCGATCCGATCACGGCCTTTTTGAGCAAGTCCACACCAGACGACACCAGCCGAGGATTGCGGGTGTTTTCGTCGTTTTCAAAATCGTCAACGGTGGCGGCGTCCGGGCGGTGGGGGCCGTTTTTGAGACTCCGGAATTTGTCCTTTTTGCCCCGCGCCAGTATCCGGATTCCGGCGGCCGTGACAAAATCGCCCGCCTGCCATGTATGGCCGGGGGCGCAGGCGTCGGGAAAATCATGTTTTAACCGGGCGTTTTCTTCCAGCTCCGCCCGAATGGGCAGGGAAAAACCCGTTGCCTGGTCGTTTGTGTCGCTCACCAGCAGGCGGAATTTGCGGCGCTGAAAAATCACGTCATGCAGGGGCAGGCCGAAGGAGAAAAACACGGATTTCCCGTGCTCGCGGGGGGCTGCGATCAGGATGACGGCATCCCGCGCGGTGTTGGTGGATGCCCAATCCTCATGAAAAGCGGCAAACGGAACCGGGAAATAATGGGGGAGATATGTCCGCATGAAAAACAGCGGATCAGATTCCGCCCGCGCGATCCGCTCCGCCTGCCGCTCGGGCGTGTCATCCTCAAACGGGCTGACGGATTCCGTGACCCACTGGCGGAGCGAATCGGCCCAGCGGTCAAACCCGGCCTCTGTCAGGCGGGGGCGGCGTTTCATCCGTCGCTCCGCTTTTCGAGCGCGGCCATTGTTGTGCGCACCTCCCCGATAAAATGCTGCATTTCGCCCCAGCGGTCCCGCATTTCCGCAGCCTCCCGCTCCCGGTTATCGCTCATGCGGGACAACATGGCCTTCATTTCCCGAAACTCTTCGAGTGTGACGAAATGCTCCCGGCATCGTTCCCGCTGCTCGGCGCATGACACGCCGGAGCACGATTGAGACAGGCCCTGCACATCTGTGATCAGCCGCCCGATTTGCCGCTCGTGATCGTCGCTGCGCGCCCGCTGTCGGCCGTGGCTGATCAGCCATCCGGCCACCAGAACGCCCCCCGTAAAAATCTGGAATATGTGTTTTTGCAGGAAATCCAATGGTCAGGCTCCGCGATTATTCCGCCCGGCCTGATTTGGGGGCCGGACCATTTTCCCGGCGTCGGGAGAATGACCCGGCCCCGCTACAGGGCGGGCCTCGCGGGCCTCTACAGGAGGAGGATGATAATGCCGGGCCGCGTAATCCGGCGGGCTGCGGCGGGATCGGCGCGGAAGGAGGGGCCGCGCCGGTGTCGGGTGCGATATGATCAGGCCCCTGATGTCTCCAGTGCCTTGAATTTCGCAATCAGCTTATCAAAATTACGGGACATGATTTTGAGTCCCTGCGGGTCGATCTCTTTAAGCGTCTGGACAATAAACTCCAGATGCTCCAGAAACATCCGGGGCCGGTCGATGCCCTGCCCCTCTGCCTCGTCGTCCCGCTGTTTGCGGATGGACTGCATCCGGGTGTACACCGAGTTGAGCGCATATTGGACCTGCGGGTCGGGGAGAGATCCAGCCGGAAGCTCGTCCAGAAACGCCTCGTATCGCTGGGCCTGTCTGGCCAGGCTGAGGAGCATCATGGACGGGCTGGATTTCTGGGCCATCAGCCGTTCCTCTGCCTCGGCCTGGGCCGCCCGTTTTTCCCAGTTATATTTATTGCGCCAGGATGCCAGGGTCTGAGACGGCAGACAGTATTTGTGCTCAGATGCCAATACGCGCGATGCCTCGGCCACGGACTGCCCGCAGTCTCGCCATACGGTATACGCAAACTCTCGAATTTTCGGGTCGTATGGCCGCGCCATGCTTTTTTTTCTCCACGCAAAATAAAAAGGCCCGATCCGCTGCGGGATCGGGCCTCTGAGAGCCTCTCTGGTCAATCTGAAGGGCTACTATCGGGTTTTTGCTCGTTTGTCAAATGCGGGGCGGATGACGGGCCTTATCGACTGGAAGAGCGCACAGGCAGGTCTGGATTTCTTCCACCAGATTGGACAGGTCGGCGGCGACCCGCTGCGTGTCGGAATAAATCGTCTGAAGGCTCTGCCCCATGCCGACCAGCTGATAGGGCTTGAACGCCTCCGCGCCGCTTTCAAAATCACCAACGGTTTTTCACCAGATGCGCCAGCGTGCACAAACGATGATCGTCCAGCAGTCTGTCAACCGCTTCGTCTGCCCGTCTGAGCACCCTGCTCAGGGCGTCCGGGGTAGCTGTCGGGGCCGTCATCAGGCCACCTCCAATCCCAGGCGGCGGGCCTCTGTCAAATATTTTTGAGAAGTCCTTGTGTTTACGCCCAGAATTCTGGCGATCTCTGCATGACTGAGGCCCATTCTCTTATAGCGCAGCACGCTGCGGATACGCTCCATGCGGTCGGCGGATATGCGAGACACGGAAAGCCAGAGGTCTGACCGTGCGTCAATGGCCGCTTGAGAGGCGGCGGCGGAAATGGCCGCTTGCCGGCGTTCGAGCCGTCTCTTTTTCATTTCAACGGCAAAGGCCCGGCGGAAGCGTTTGGCCCGGTCTGTGCGGGCAAACATGGTCAGCAGATAGACGCCTTCCTCGCTGTAAACTCTTGTGGCGCGAAGGCTTCCGCCTTCGGTCCTCAAATTGAGGACCGAAGAAAAATCCGCCAGTTCGTCATGGTATCGGCTATGAAGATTCGCGAGTTTTTTGCTGTCTCTGTAACCGAGGGAGGCGGAAATCTCTACCGAGGAAAACCACTCTTCGCCGTCTCTTTCAAATACAGGACCGGGGATTGTGGGGGAGCTGACGGGGACCAGATCAATGATGGTGTGTTCTTGCATGGTGCTGTTCCTTTCTGTGTTTGCTTTAGTCTGCCAAGGCCGGGAAACAAAAATCCCGGAGACTTGACTACGGCCCACACAGACGGGCCGCCCCATTCCTCGCGGATATGAGAGTCTCCGGGAAAATATATTTTTCCTCAGCCTACATCTGTGTGGGTATCGCTTTAGTCAAGTACACCCTTACAAGATGTCGGCTGAAAAAGTCAAGTGTCGGGTTCTTCTTCGTCCTCACCCTCTTCCGCCGCGTCCTCTCCCGCCTCCGGCGGCGTCTCCGCTCCAACGGCGGCGATGAATGCCGGGGCCGGTTTGAATTTGGGGCGGTATCTCGCCGGGATGTATTTTTTTCTGCCGCCGCAGTGCGGCAGATTCGCGGCGTGACGCTGCGGGGCGTGCAGGGCGCGGCGGAATGTGCCCAGGCCCCTGATCTTTACCTCCCGACCGTTTGCCACATTCTCCCGCACATACTCTGCCAGAAATTCCAGCGCCGCCTCCGCCGTGTCTGTACGGATCAGGCAATCCTCAGCCATTGCCGCGACGATCTCCGCTGTATTTGCGGCGGCAGACGTCGCGGCCTCTGCCATAGTTTCCGCCGCCTGCATCAAACCCTCTACTTCCGGGCCTGTCATGCCGAGGCCGCGGATCGCAGCTAACGCTGATTCCGACATCTCTGCCAGTCGTTCCAGCGCCTCAATTGTCTCTTCGGACGGCCTGAGATCAAAATGGATGTGCTCGCTCAAGCAGCCTCCTTCCTCTCTTCCGGGGCCAATTCTTCGAACCGCGTGTGTCTGCCGACAAAGGCCAGGCGGGCGGTTCCGATGGGGCCGTTTCGCTGTTTGCCTAAAATGATTTCCGCCGTTCCCCGCTCCGGGTTGTTTTCATTCTTATTATACACGTCATCCCGATAGATGAAGGCCACCACATCCGCATCTTGCTCAATGGCGCCGCTTTCCCTCAGGTCGGACAACACCGGGCGTTTATCCGATCGTTCCTCAAGTTTGCGGTTGAGCTGGGACAACGCCAGCACCGGAATATTCAATTCTTTCGCCAATCCCTTCAGCGACCGGGAGATCTCGGAAATTTCCAGATCCCTCCGTTCCGCCGACGCGCCGGAAGACCCGCGCATGAGTTGCAGATAATCCACCACCACCAGGCCCAGAGGACGGTCTCTATGCAGCCGGCGGCATTTCGACCGGATGCCGGTGGCCGTCAGGTCCGGAGAATCATCGATGTAAAGGGGGGCGGCGCTCAGCGTATCGCCGGCGGCGGCCAGGGCGCTCCAGTCGTTGCGGTGAAAATGGCCGGACCGCAATCGGCCGGAATCCACCCTCGCCTCGGCGCACAGCAGGCGCAACGTCAGCTGCTCTTTGCTCATTTCCAGAGAGAAGACGGCGGTCGCCGCGCCGGCATCCACCGCCGCATTCCGGGCGATGTTCAGGGCGAACGCCGTCTTTCCCATAGCGGGTCGCGCCGCCAGAATGATCAGATCTGAGGGCTGCATCCCGCTGAGCATCTTATCCAGAGACGGGTATCCCGTGGGCAGGCCGGAGATCAGGGATCGGCTCTTGCCCCGCTCTTCCAGCACATCCATGCCGCTGGACACCAGGTCGCCGATGGAGACGAAATCAGACCGGGCCCGGATGTCGCCCACGCCCATGACGGCGGATTCCGCCCGACCCAGCACATTATCGATATCGTCCGGATCATCTGCCATGCGGGCGATGTCTCCGGCGGCTTGCTCCAGGCGGCGGCGCAGGGATTTGTCTCTGATAATGCCGGCATAATGTCGGGCGTGTGTGGCCACCGGGGCCGCGTCGATCAGGTATGCCAGGTATGTGACCCCCGCATGGCCGCGCCCGCCGATGCGGCCCAGCTCACCGGTCGCGCTCAGGCGTTCGGCCACTGTCACCACATCGGCTGGCTCGTTGCGTTTGTACAACTCCAGGCAGGCGGCCCATATTTTGCCATGAGACGGATGATAAAAATCATTCGCCCCCAGATCATCCGCGATATCGGGCAACACGGAATTGTCCATCATGACGGCAGACAGCAGGGACTCTTCGGCGTCTGTGTTTGAGGGGGGCACGCGGCCGCCGTCGGCAAATTCAGGCGGCGGCCCCGGCGGGGTTTCATCCAGCCAGCTCGGAATCTCAGGCATCTGTGCCCTCCGTTTCCTCGAATCCGGCCGGGGTTTTGATCAGCGTCAAATGGGCAGCGGTTTGCCGTCTTTGTACCGCCGGCGGCGTCTCCTCGGCCCCAGCTCGATGACCTCCGTCCCCCGGCCCGGCTCCCACGTGTACCGCGTCGCGCAATCCCGACAGACGTGTTCGGTACGGAGCACGGGCCGCCGGGCCTCCCCTGAGTGCGCGGGCGGGGGCTCCGGGCTGATATCCCGGAACATGAGCCGGTGACATCCGGGGCACTCTACCCGCTGCCCCAGCGCCTCCGGGATCGGTTTTCGGTCGATCTGTTTTTCTCTGTCGGGGCTGGCCTGGCGAAGCCTTCTTGACGGCCCGCCTCCGTACAGGGGCGTCCGGGCCGTGATATCGGATGTACTCATTATACCTCTCATCTATGTAAGTTTTCGTCATCCAATCGGCCCCGTGGCTGGATGACATTTGACGTTCGAACATGGCCCGCAATCCTTCGATGACGCGGGCCGCGTCGGAATCGGTGCGGGGGAATCCGCCTGTAATGCCGTATCGTTTATACAGCCAGCCGGTAAACCCGGCCATGGGTCCGTCTGGGGATTGCCATTCGACCAGATCCCGCAGTTTTAATATCTTGTTCCGCTGGGCCTGCGAGATAATGCCGGCCACATTG